TACATTTACACGGGCGCGCTCACCACCACTAAGTGCCAACATTTCAATATCACGACCATTATCAGTGATAACTACATTTAGTTTATCACTAGCGCTAATCTTAAAACTGATTTGGAAACGACCATCACTTAGATCAACAAGATAGCTGTTTGTGATTTCTTCCAAGTCTTTGACCAAGCACTCGATCTTGTATGCAACTAATCCAGTTGTTGAAAACGTTTTGGTTAACACATTAACAATACTCATGCGCTCTGATAGTTCGTGCAGTTGGCCACTATAAGTTTCCAGTTCTTCTGACATTTCTGCTAGTTGTTTACTGATTGTGTCAACTTTGGAATTATGTGCACTTACTTGCTGATTGGTTTTTTCAACTGCGGCGATTTTAGTACGAGTACTTTGAATGCTAGATTGTAGTGCTTCTAGTTCTGTTTGTAACACATTTTTATCTAACACCTCGTCTGGTAAATCTGTGTCAATAAGTTGATGATACTTTTCCCAGTCTGCTTGGCTCTGCTGCGCTTGTTGCCAAGCAGTTAACTTTTGAGCATGCAATGTTAAATCATTATTGATTTCTTTGCGAGATGCTTGTACCTTTTCAAGCTTTTCAAGAGCAGTTTGTTTGATACTGTCTTGCTCATCAACAAGTTCAGCGATCTTGTAAACATCAATAGCCTGCAAACAAGTAGGGCAGTTACCCTGTAGTTTATTCATTTTTTGAACAAACGCTTCAGAATCTTTTACTGTTTTTTGCAACTCAATTGCTGTGGTATTGAGCTGAGATATAATAGTTTGTTTTGTACTGATATCTTCCTGTGGCTTTTCTGGCAGAGGTAAGATTGTTATTTTTGACTGTAACTGCTTGTATGTATTATTTTGCGAAATCTTTTTATTGGTAGATTCCACACCTTGAATAGACACTTCTAATTTAGCTGCGTCTTGAAGTACTAATGGGTCTAGCTCAGGCACACTAACAGATTGTTTTGGAGTTAAGTCAATTTTAGAGTATTTATCTAGCCAGGAAACAACTGTGTTTACTTGGGATTGCATACTAGCAATATCTTTGCTTAAGTCTTGCGATACTTCTTTGAAAACTTCTTGTGCTTGGGTATACCTGCCTAAATTTAGGATTTCAATTAAAAACTTTTTGCGAGCTGTATCAGCAGCAGTTAAGAACTCAAGACTAGAGGCATTACTTTGATAAACGATCTGCGAAAATGTTTTATGGTCAATGCCAATTATTTCTTCTACAATCTTATAGGTAGCTGTAGAAGTGTGTGCACTAATGTCCACACCCTGTTTATATAGCTTGACCATTTGGGTACTACCACGACGTGTTTCGATCTTGTATTCGATATCGTCTCTGTCAAACACTAGCTCAATTGCATAGTGTTTGTCTTTGGTATAACGGTTAAGAATATCGGCTTTTTTAATTCCCTTAGAGTTTTTGTTGAATAAGACTTCTTCAAGCACTAGTGCAATAGAACTCTTACCATGACCGTTTTTTCCTACAAGTTGTGTAAGTGGTGCAGCAACAAAATCAATCTTGTTGCCCTCACCGTAACTAAAAGCGTTAGACCATGCTAGTGTTTTTATTGTTATCATTTGCTAGTTTTCTTTTTAGCTCCTGCAATCCGCCAACATACACACCATCTAAAAAGATTTGAGGTACGCTGCGAGCGTCTGGAACTAGTTCAATTAAATCTTTTTTAGTATATCCATTAATGCCAAGCATACGTTCTTCAATCTGTACGCCATGCAAGTCTAGTAGTCGTTTAGCTTCACTACAAGCCGGACAGTTAGTTTGAGACCATACTTGCGCTGATTTATGTAAATTTTTCTGCATGATTTTGCATCTCCTGTAAGACTTTGTCTACTGTATGTTCGGGTAATTCTAGGATATAGGTTACATACTCTCGGACTTCCTGATTTAGGGTCATCTCTGCATCAAGCATCAGGGCGGAGTCTGTATCACGTTTTAGGACTTTGGTAGCAATAAGTTCTGAATCGGCTAGCTCTCCGAGTTCTTGCATATCGCCTTGGACTTCATAAACGGTGTGGTCAAAGTCCGTAGCCACTGGTGTCTCGTCAGCGGCAATTGTTCGTTTAATGAGTTGCGGCAAGTTGAATTTAAGCCACGTATGTTCCAAGCTACTAACATCAAGCAGAATAGCACCGGTATCGACCCTGGAACGATGAAAGCTAGTAGTATAAGGGCTACCAGGGTAAAGAATATTTCTTTGAGAGTTTTCATAACTGTGTAGGTCACCGGCTAGCACAACTTGCCAGCGTTTAAAAATGTCTAAGTCTACTTCTGGTTTAACGTGTGGGGGAATCTCACCACGAACGTGCGTGCATAAAATGCGGCCACCAAAGTCACGACCATGTTTTTCAAAGTCTTTGAGTTTGTTGTATGGAATAATGTCTAAGTCAAAACCTACATTTTCATGGTAGTCATCTACAAGACTTACCAGCGGGTTTAGTCGGTGCGTGGACTTTTTCAGATTAGTTAGAAACGTTGAGTCTTTTTTCAACATTTCATGATTGCCTGAATATATTAATGTGGGTTTGTGAAAGCTTTCTACAAAGTCAAAATAAAGTTCAACTTCGTCCATGGTAGGCAATCTGTCAAACACATCACCACCAACAATTACCAGATCTGCCTGATGTTGCATTTCTGAGAACTGCTCGCAGAATAGTTTGAAGCGATTACGTGACCAGTCTACTGGAACATTCTTTTGACCCAGTTTAATGTGAATATCAGCACTGAAAAGTATTTTCATTGTGTTTATCAGAAAAAATAGCCCGCAAGCTTTTTAGGATTGCGGGCTACATATATCAACCTAGTTCTTTGACTGCTTCTTGTGCACTAGCATCATCTGCTTCTGCATCATCAGTGTTGGTAGTGATTTTTTCCAACAGTGCCAAGACTTCGGCTTCGGTTGGGCGAACGTATTTTTCATCAATAGATTTGGCTGCACTTGCAGCTTCGCGCTCGGTGTCTGATAAGGCACGTGGTTTGCAACGTAGTACTGACAAGTCGTAGCTGATATTAAAAGCTAGAGGTCCTGTTTTGGTACGCTTGAAAACTACATCCCAGCCAGTGTCGAAATCGGTAGGATCACCCAAATCTTCGGCCGCTGAAACAATTTGTTCAAACAGTTTCTTTTTCAAGTTAAGCGCCTTGACTTTGCCGTCTTTGGGGTCAATACAGTTAACTGTATAGCTCCAAGAGCACTTCAAGTCTGGAAAATATGCTGGAACGTGATCTTTTTCGATGTTATCGAATTTTTCTTTGTCACGGCTAAAAGCCAAGCACTCAACTGGAATATCCTTGTTGTTAGCGCCTTTTAGCCAGTAGATGTATCGTGGCAGAACTCCGCCAACTAGTCTAACGGTGTTTTCGCCGTCTTTGTACTCATAAGCCTCAACTTTGTTTGAGATTGCTTTGCCTTTGGTGTTTTTAAATGAAATTGCCATAATTAGTTGTTTTCGTGTTTGAAATAAATTTTGTTGTCTGTTATTGTAAGCAGTGGGTTGTGTTTTAAAGCATCTAAGTCAATGTCTTTGAAATAACTCAAGTCTAGGTAAACTACTCTGTAAAGTTTGTATAAGCTATAATCACGCCTTCCTGCAAGTCTGATATACTGCGCTTTGTGTGCAATATCGCAAGTTTCGGAAAAAAGAGGTTGGGCATTTAACAAAAAGCTGTGACCCGACAAGTTTTTGAAACTATTTAGTTCACGGTGGTTTTTCGGTATAAGCTTTTTGCTAAAATGCCTTTCCAGCATACTTAACATTAATTTAGGGTCGCAATTTGTTTCTGTTTCTAATAAATCCAGGTTAAAAAAGAGTGCCATAATGATTAACTTAGACTATATTATAGCATAAAGACCACACTAGTGCAAGTGTAAATTTTATCATGCTGTTATTACTTGCCAGCCTTTACGTAAATAAAGCGCTAGCCTATCGTTGTTTTGTTTTTTGTCTGCGTAACCAGCAAAGTTAATGTCTACTACAAGTGGATCAAGCTTACCTTCATGCAATCGCTGAATGCGCCCTACAATTTGTTCCAGTAAACTGTCGTTGCTCATTGGGGCAGCAAGGATAACACAACTAAGCGTGTTAATAGATATGCCTTCTGAGAAGATCTGCCTGCTGCCACAAATGGCTTTTTTGGTTCCACTAAGCACTTGTTGCTTGATGTGCTGTCGGGTTTCGTAATCTGTGTCGCCTGTAACAACCGCGCAATCTTCGCCAATATATTCTCCAACTTTATGTAAAAATTCTACTCGATCAGCAATAACTAAAACTGAGTGACCTGCTTGCATATGCATTAATGCAATAGTTGCAATAAACTGTCTGTACTTTTCTGACTCTAGTAGTTCCGTGACTTTTTCAACCCAAGGAACCCCTGGTTTTAGTGTGATTCCTGACTTAACAATGTGCACTGTAGGAGTCAGTGTATTAGACTGCGGTGGTTTGTAAACAACCGGCCCAAAGTAGTCACGGAAAAGAATGTGCTTGCCGTCTTTGCGAATCATTGTGCCACTTAGCGCAATGCGGTAACGGGCGTGAAAAACGTCCACTGTTTGTGCAAACGTAGTGGCAGG